GAGTTACGTGTGGGTAAAGAAGAGGTCTATAACCTCCAATACGTACCACACACCACTGCTGCAGGACGTTCAATGAAGCGCGTGGAAGGGGTTACATTCCCCCCTGGTTCTAGCGAGCCGATGTTCACGAGCGTAACCACATCAGACCTGGATGTTACCCGTCCTGACACTGGTGATTTTCTGTACAGAATTGGACAGCAACCGTACGATCCTGATTACATCACAACACAACCTGTTTCAGTACCCAAGATTTTATCTCAGACTAAAAACTTAGAACGTCAAGAGCTTAATGCTTTGCGTCAGTTCCGTAGGGGAGAAATCACACAAGAACAGCTCAATGCTATCCGCGCTGACTTACAACAACGAGAAAATCTTCCCGTTGGTCAGATCCGCAAACAAGGCACATCTGGTCGTACGGGTAAAGCTTACGATTTCCTTTCGGATGTTTATGAAGCATCTGATGAGATTGTCCAGGCTCCACTTCAAGTTGAAGACCTGGAGGGTAACCCAGTTAGTTACGCCGGACGTGTTTCGCGTTCTGGCATGCAAGAAGCAATGGAAAGGGCAGAACGCCAACTTGGCTCTGAACTGAATGCCGCCAGACAAGATGTTTCTGCTTTATCCAGGCAACGTTTGGTTAATTCTGAGCAAGCAACTAATATCAATAACTTCTTGAATATGGCTGCAGGACGCGGCAACCTCAAAGAAAATCCTGTTGCACAAGCTGCAAAAAGGGCAGGTGTTCCTACTGTTCAAAAACAAAATCTAGTTGCGTCAAGAGTTCAGGATGAGCTTCGTGCAACACAGGGCATTCAGCTTCCTGTCCTGGAATCTCCCACCGCATATGAGTTTGTTCAGAGTGTGATTGGTCGCCCTGCCAACCCTCCAGCTCGTCGCAGGCTCGTTTCTCTTGGTAAGGAAGGCCAAGTATTCCCTATCACCAATGAAGAGCTACTTGCCGCACAAGAAGCTGGCACGATGCCCCAAAATTATGGGCAAGTTAATCAGGCTGATTACAGCTTGACACGCCGTGCTTCTGGGCCTTCTGTCCTTGATATCACTGCTTCTGCAAAAGATTATTCCGGTCGCCCTACAGGTGAACGCGTTGGTTATGGACCAGAAGATTTTATCGATGTTGATTCACCTGTTCTCGAGGGACAATCTGCTTACTTAGGTAGTGTTGAATTAGGTCGTGCACGTTCTCCTCAAGAACAGCGTATTGCAACAAGTCCGGCTACCAAACCATTATTTACAGGTGGCCCAATCGTTGGCCCTGCTCAAGAATTCTTCTTGGTTGATGTACCTGAATCTCAGCGTTATCCAGCCGGTGCCGCTGTTGGTACGCGGATGACCACAACTCGTCAGGAGACAAAACCACGTACCTTACGCTTTGGCTCCCTTGGTGAGCAGCTGGAAGCTTTAGATCCACAACGCACTGGCCAAGAGATGCGGTCTTTAAGGCAACAGCTTGCTACAATTAAACCTACAGAGACCGTATTTTCTTCTGAGCAGCTACCGTCTGGTTTAGAAGTTGTTACTCAACAATTAATGGCACAGGCTGGTCGTCGTGCTGGTAAACGTCGCAATCGTTGATCATGGCTGAAGAAAAGAAAAAAGAAAAGAAAGAAAAAAAATGGATTCAAGGCATGGAGATGAAAGAAGGTGCCTTCACTGCCAAGGCCAAAAAGAAAGGTATAACCTCTGCTCAACTGCAAGAAAACGTTCTTTCAAATCCTGAAAAGTATGACGAAAAAACGGTAAAACAAGCGAACTTACGCAAAACTCTTGTAGGCTTACATAAGAAGAAAAAAGCAAAAGGCAACGAATAATGGCTAGAGACCATCGGCTTAACCTAGGTCGTTATATTACATCTCCTTTCGAGACTAAAGTTAAATTAAATTTCCATCAACTGTTTGCTGCTAAGCCGGAAGTTGGTGATGCTCCCTGGGTGCCATCGCGCCTTTCTTCTGGTGACTTATTAAATAAGTTGCAGACCCGTAAATTAAAACTGAACCCTAATCTCAACTTCGTTGGAGATGATTCGGTTGAATACCAGATGTTTGCTGGTTTAGGGCATTTCAATAGGGAACGTGATTACGATTTTGAATCTGGTCGTCCAAGGACCGAACAAAATCCTCGTCAACAACCGGATTTCACTGATATGTGGGTCGATGCTTATAACCTTAGCCCAACACTAAATCCGGAAAAGAAAGCAAAAAATCCAATGCCGCGTGCTGCTAATCCTGATCCCAAAGGTTTTATCATGGCACAAGCCGAGAGTCGTGTTGAAAACGAAGCAGAAGGTAATGTATCTGTTGCCCAACTTCTGGCAGAAAAATCAAAAAAACCTCCTAAACCAGAAGCAAAAACAACCGAAACAAAACCACCCGCTTCTCAACAAGAAGTAAAAGAGCAACAACAACAGCAGCAGAAAAAAGCCTGAAATACATCGCTTTATAATGTTAAAAAAGATAAGTAGATATGAACGCCTTTTCACGGTTGCTTGCCTACGCTGGTAAAAATAAAGATGTTCTCACCAATGTAGGTATTGGTAGCGCAATTAATGCCGTTCTTGGTGGGTTAGCAGAAGGTCCTGCTGGCGCTGTTAAGTATGGCCTTGGTGATTTACTGGTTTCTTATCCAGCAACCTTAGGAGCACGTAAATTAGCCGGTGGTCCCAAGGTGGAAACTGTTATTGATGCTGCAGGTAAACGAACAACGCGTAATGTTCCGACTGGCATTGAAAACGCAGTTAATGTTGGTGCTTCTCTTATGGCACCTGTCGCTACGGACCTTGTTTTAGGCGGGGGACAAAAACCTGTTGTTCCGACTGATATGTCATCTGAACAACAAATCATGCAACAACTGATGCAACGTCAACAACTTTATGGTGATGAACAACTTGCTTTGATGCCTGGGACGATGTTCCAAGCACAAGGTTTAGAAGGAACCTTGTTCCGTAACCTGTTATCGCAAATGCCGTCTTTAGAAGAGACGGCAATGAAAGGTAGAGCTTCTTCTATCCAACCCATGGATTACATGCATTACGCCACTGAATTGCGGAGGGTTGCATGATTCCACAACAAGTCAAAGATCTTGGATCTGCAATAAAACAAGGTTGGCTTACCTCTGAAAAAATTTCCACCGAACTCCGGGAGGTTTATCCAACAGCCTTAGCGCCACGCTTCAAGAAAAAATTAAAGGAAGAAGGTATTTCATTACGTGAGACACCAGCTCAATTTTTGGGTGCTTTTACTGCTCGTGTAGCGACTGACCTAACAAATGATGGTACACGTGGTGTGTATTGGCGTTACAACCACCCACTTGCCGTTGCAGAGAAAGCGATTCAAAAAGCTATTGGTACAGAAACATACGAAAGACTCGGTCCACTAAAGACAGGGTTAATTGGTCTTGGTATTGCTGCGCCTGCGGTTGCTGCTTCTGGTGCATACGACATAACAAATATTGGACAGCAATTCAGACCCAAGGGTTTCTCTCAGCAATACGCAGAAGAAGGATCAGAAGATCGTAGAGAATCTTCTCAACCTGTACCAGAACTCTTTGAGCGTTTTTTTCTGGGACGTACGGGGCGACCGCTAAATTACGAAACAGCGAAAAAAGATATTCCTGATTTGACGCCTGAACGATATGGTGAATACATGCGTACGTATTATCAAGATCGCGGAATGCTAGGTCTTTTCAAGGCAACACCTGAAAATTTACAAGGTGTACCAGAGGCCAGGATCGTTGGTTATCCAGTGACAATACCTATGGTTACAAGCTTAGCTGGTGGTGTAGCCGCTACTGCAATTGCAACACGTGTCGGCGGAGATAAAACAAAAACATTCAAGCGCGCTGGACTTGCTGGACTTGCTGGTTCTGTCGGCGGTGTTGTTGTTGGTAATTTAATCAATAATGAAATTGCCAAAGCAAATCGCCCTCAATTACCAACAATTGGTGAGTATCAAAATATGAATACTGATAGAATTTAAGATATAAAAACTAGTTAATCATAATGACCCAAGAAGAGTTAGTCAGGATGCAGGCTGGACTTGATCCACGGGCTTATTATCAAGAAGCCGACCTTTTTCGTCGTGCGCAAGCAGGTGAGATTCCGGCGGAAGCATTACAATCTCGTGGTGCAACAACCATTGCTCCTGGCCGCACTAAGGCAGAACGTGTACAACAAGCAAAGCAGTTTGCATCCAACGCAGTTAATCAGGTTTCTGGTTTTCTTGGTGGAATCCCCACTGGTCGCCTTGGCCTAGGTTTAGGTGCGATTCCTGCCCTTGGAACTGCATACGGTGAGATTCAAGAAGGACGTGCAGTTGGTGCTGGTGGTGCACTGTTAGGTGGTGCTGCTGGTGGCCTCGGTGGTGCTGCATTAGCTAGTTTTATTCCAGATAAAGGGCGTCTTGGTATTGTTAAAAAAATTGCCCAAGCAGCCCTTCCGGCAATTGGTGCAAGCATTGGTGCCCCAGCCTTTGCTTCTGAAGCAGAGCGGATTAAAGCACGTGCAACAAACGAACCAATTCGCGGCAAAGAAGAAGAGTTTACTTCCCAACTTGCTACTCAACGTGCTTTAGCTGAGCTCGGCCAAACGCAGCAACGCACTGAAGCTGGTATTTATACCAGCATGATGAAAGATCTCAACATGGCAAATATCGAAGCCAATCTCTATGCAATGGAAAAAGAACTTCCATTGATTGAGCAAATCGAACGAGGTCGCTTGGCGCGAGCCCAGACAATGTTAAATGCTCAGAACAACGCATATCTACAGCAGATGACTCTTGGCGCACAATCCAACTTGATGTTGGATGCTCAACGTGAGCGTGGTGCAACAACGCGTCAAGTATTAGCAAGCAATCCTTATATGGTTGCCTTACAAGCGCCCAACGTTTCGATTTCTTGATATGGCAACTCCTCCTCAAATCATGAGGTTAGATCTACAAAAGACTCAACCTCTTGGCACTGCTTGGAATATCGGCAACTACCCGCTTGCTGGCAAGTATGGAAGTGACGTAAACACTAGCCTATCTGGTGCAAGTTACGGCAACCCCATCAGTCCTTACGCAGGGCAAGAAGCCGCTATTGATAAAATGGAGAATCCAGAGATGCGTGATATGATGCGCATCATCTTGGAAGAACGTCGTTACGAGAATGATCCAGTGCGCATCCAGGAACAACTTAAAACTTACGGTGATTTCCGCAAGAAAGAAGCCTGGGATGCTTTTGGTATGAAAGCATTAGCAAGTATTCCTGAAACCATTGCGCGTACGGTTTACAACCGAGATGCTCTTGGTATTCTCGCTAATATTCCTAATCAGACAGGCCCCATTCTTCAATCTGGGGTTCAAAGCGCAAACTTAAGGGATCGCTTTAAATATTTCGGTTAAATTAAAGCAGGTGTAGAATAATGACATCATATTTCCAATCGTCATCACCGACCTGGGATAGCCCAAGTTTTGGCTCATCTACTAGTTCTTTTGGTGCTGGTTGGAATTTTCAACCCGGTGTACAAAGCTCTATTGGTGCTGCTCCATCGACAACACCTACACCTAGTTACGGATCATCTACAGGAGGAGGACAAGTGTTACCATTAGTTGCTGGCATTATTGGCGCAGGGGCTTCAATTTTTGGCGCTAGCCAGGCCGCTAATGCCACGCGTGATGCTGCTTCTCAAGCCGCTGCCGCTACTAAAGGTGCTGCCAGGATCGCTGGTAAATACGGAATCAAACGTGACAAGCTTGATTACGAGCTTCAAGAGAAAGCAAAAGAAGCAAGTGTATTCCGTTTTGATCCCGCACAGCGAGCTTTGATGGCATCGTTTGCTGCTTCTCCTGCAGCGCAAAGACTTTCTGCGCAAGAATTTTATAATCAGCGTGCATTGGCTGGCGGTGCAAGTTTTGGTTCACCTTTCTACAGGGTATAAGTCATGAGCGGAATGAGTGATTGGCGCTTTGGATATGGTACGCAGAATCCAAATGAAGAACCGGTAACTAAAGAGTACTTTGAGAGTTTTCTCAAAGACAAGGAAAAGCAAGATCAAAAAACAGCTGCAGAAGAATCTGCGCGTAAACAAAAAACAAGACAAGAATTGTTCCGTGGTTACAGACAACAGATTTATGCTGGCTCTTTAGATCCACTTAGTGCATCTAAGGCTTTTAAAGAGGAAGCAAAAGGCTATGGTGGACCAGCCGAGCGAACTCGACTGGCAACACAACTTGGTGAACTGCGCCCCATCCCTGGCTATAACCCCAGGGATTATGCCAGGCGTCAAAATGTTCTTGAGGAGAAACGCGACATTTTATCTAAGCCACAAACTTGGGAAGAAAAAATTGAGCGGCTAACAAACCGCACCGGTACTATACAAGAAAAGATTGCCGACTTAAAGGGTAGTGAGGATTACGATACAACTCCAAACACGCGAGCAGAAAAAGATATTTTTGCACGAGTTTCTTCCTTAGAAGAAAAAGCATCAAGCATTGATCCAGCTAAAGATGCCGCAAGAGTTGCAAAATTAGAAGGGAAGTTAGAGCGTTTTGATCCTGATAAAGCAACCGCTGCTCTTGACGCTCGCTTAGCTGAGCTTGATCCAAACGTACGCTACAAAGAAACAGCAAGTTCAGCTCTTTCTGGTGCCGCAAATATTTTAGGTTTGCCAAAGGGGGCAGTACCTTCAGACTTACAAAGAAGTCTATATAAACAAGCTAAAGCACAAAATATATCCGCTAGCGAATTGCCTAGCTACATGCAACAAGAGCTTAAATCCGCTCCTGGCATCCAACCCTATTTATTTAAACCTGAACATGCACAGCGTGAGTTTGACTATGGCAATATTGGTCGTGACGAAAGTGGTAAGATCTCCAATACGTATCAATCTGTCCTGGCTAACAATGCCGCTATTGCAAGCAGCTATGGATTGAAACCTGGTCAAGGCATGTCAATTTCAGATATTGATCACCTGAAGGGTATTGATATGCAGAATGTCGTGAACGCAGGTTTAACAAAAGTAGAAAATATCCGTGCTACATCTAACTTGATGAATCTTATTGGCTATGCATTAAGCTAGCCTTTGCTATAATTTGTTTAAACATAGCGTGTAATTGACATGGCTAAAGACAAAGACAAAGACCTGAGCACAGTAGACAAAGACAAAGACAAAGACAAGAGCACAGTATCACAAGGAGAAATTGACAAAGGTCTCGACCAAAGCGATTATCTTTCGCAAGAAAATATTAATAAATTCCAGGATCTCTTAAACCGTCTTCAGCGGTCCAAGATGCAACAAGCTGAACAAGGCTCACGTGAATCACGTAAAGGCACCTTTGCTCAAGGTATTGCCAGTATGATGTCCAACTTCTGATCTAGAATTCCATGGCCGACACGCAAGTTGATATCCCGTCAACAGAGGACGACTGGTTTGATATAGATAAATATCGCCAGGCGGCTGGTGTCGCCTACGAGTTCTCTAAGAAGAAAATGGAAGAAGCTGGTGAACAAGAACGCACAACCCGTCGCCAACAGCAAGAATTCAGCCAAGCGGACGAAGCAAGGGATTACTCTCAGTCCCAACGAGCGTATAAGTTCTGAGCTGTTTGAGTTCTGGCTTGATAATTTAGACTCAGCAACCCAAGAGTCATTCTTGGTTTTTGCTGAGTCTAATTACTCATTAATTGAGTGTTATCTCTATGCGCGGTTCCTTGGTTACCAAGGGGCCATCTCTTCTTGTGACACCTGGTACACACAAAACTATCCCAAGCCTGATCACAGGGAAGTCTTGTTGTTTGAGATTCAGGAGATGCAAGAAGACATCAAAAAACTTAGAGATGATATTGAAGACGGCGTTGTGAAACGTGATTCGGGTGTTGCACGCATTGCTGCAATGCAAAAAGAATTACGCAGTACAATTTCACAGGTGGAAACCTTTACATCTAATAAAGATAAGAAAGGTTTGTTGATGGCTGGTGCTGATCGCGCCATCCGAGAAATCCTTTCAATCTTCAAAGATGAACCAATTGAAGGTCCTTTGCAAGACGCCTCAATGAGTGTTTGGGCTAAAATGCAATTAAGCGAATAATCTAAATGGCTAAAAATAAGATGCCTCCAGAACTCCTGGAGCACTTTAAGAAAAAAGAAGCAAAGAAAGAAGACGGCTCAGAGATGAGTGATAAAGAAAAGCGGACGGCTGCATTAGAGAAAGCGCGTAAATACAAAGAACAGAAAGCTAAAAAATAAGTTAGTATCGTAGTAATTACGCATACTTTCAGTGGCTTCTCATATCCATCTTGCTTATCGACGCACTGCTCTTGCTGCAGCAAAGAATCGTCAGATACGTAAGGTAGATAATGAGGATGACTTGGCACGCGCAAGGGAAGATTTTGGTTTTTTCTGTGAGTACGTAGCAGATAAACCACCTGCTCGTCACCATAAAGAATGGCATAAATATCTAGTTACAGAAGAAGATAGCCAATGTCTTGTTAAAATTGGTGGTCCCAATATCGATCTCCTGGCTCCCAGGGGATCAGCCAAAAGTACGGTCTTAGGTTTATTTACGGCATGGGCAATTGGTGTTCATACCACAGCTAAAAAACCACTACAAATTCTTTACTTGTCTTACACGGTAGATATTGCTCGCTCTAAGTCTGCTACCATTAAACGAATCATTGAAAGCAAAAAATATCAGGAAGTTTTTCCAACGGTCAAACTATTAAAGAACGTCACCAGTAATGAGTATTGGTCCATTGACCACAAGTTTGCAGGCATTGACACCACCGGTGATGAACAATTTACTTTGTGTGCCGCAGGCTTAAAAGGCTCTGTGACCTCCAAGCGTTCGCACCTTTGTATTATTGATGACCCTATCAAATCTTCTTCTGATATCTCCAATCCAGATATCAGGAAGATGATGCAAGATAACTGGAATGCTGTGATTGCACCAACCATGTTTGAAGGAGCACGTGCCATCTGCCTTGGTACTCGCTTCAGACATGATGACATTCACGCAACAACCTTCAATGCGAGTCATAACTGGATGCAGATTGTTCTTCCTGCCGTAACGGCAGATCCAGTGACAGGGGATGAGGAATCCTACTGGCCTGAGATGTGGTCACTTTCTTATCTAAAGGAAAAGAAAAGGCAGGCACCTATTGCTTTTTCGTTCCAGTACATGAATCAAATCGTTCGCCAGAATGAGCTGTCTCTTGCGCCAGAACTTTTAATCAAAGCAGAAATTGCCACTGAATTTGACTGCCTGGGAGTTGGAGTTGACCTCTCCTCTGGTACAAAAGAAAAGAATGATTACACCGTATTTGTTCTTGGCGGTCGTATTGGGGATACGATCCATATCATTGATTACAGGCGGTTGCGCGTTATGGGCAACCTTGAAAAACTAGATACATTAAAAGAATTGCTTAATGATTGGTCGATTATTGGTAAAGATCAAAACGACATTTATTTCCCGACACATTCTACGTGTGATGTTTGGTCTGAAGCCGTACAGTACCAGGCTTCCCTGGAGGCAGACTTTAAACGTATCTGTTTGTCAGGAGAGAATCTGTATAACTTAATCTGGCATCCGGTCAAAGGATTCCGTGGAGACAAGCTTGCTCGTTTCCGTGGAATTATGGGAATGTTTGAGGACCGAAAGATTATTTTCAATCGTTATCGTACATTCACGGCAATGTTTGAAGAACTGACCAATTTTGGAGTTAGTGGTCATGATGACTGTGTGGATGCATTGGTATGGTTGGTGACAGGTCTTATGAAAAAAGGTAAACTTCAGGTTGATTATTAATCTTAGAATAAAAGAAAAATTTTGCGTTGTGGGACCAGAATATATTGCC